ATGCGATTACATTTGGCCCTGATCAGCTCAGCGTTGATATTTTTTCCAGTTGCTGCGGCGCAAGCTTCAGACGTAAGTACCCTCAAAAATAAACTTAAGCCCTGGCAACCAACAGAAATCAGCCTTAAGGATGACCAGATAACTGTTGTTATACCCGCCGCCAGTATTGATGATGAAACTTATAAAGTAATCACCTCCAGCGGGATATGTTCCCCTATCTGGACAAAAGACGTTCCTGCTGATTACCTAAAAAAAATTAAGGCAATCAACGTGACCAACAAATTTAAAGCCAGCGGATATTCTTTTGAAAACCCGCTATCGACCTGTAATGAAATGAGTAAATTGATGGATAAGCCCGCAATGGCATTGCTGCTTGGCAATACTCACATTTTCAAGGGCAGCGAATAGCGCGCACAAAAAACCCCGCTAATGCGGGGTCTTATGGACTGCTCAAGTTAGTGCAGTAAGGATGGCTGGGATTCATGCCCGGTGAAGATCGGCACATGATTAACCTTGCCGGGCGTGACAATAATCATCGCTAACGTTTCGTGCGTTTTGAAAGAACAGCTGCAATTGATGTTCTGGCACTGGTGGTAACGCTCTTTTGTTTCTTTTGAAATATATCGGCTGCTTTTAGCGTGTGCGGCGGTCTGGCATAAAGGACAATGCATCATCGGTGGCGTCTCCCTGTAAGCTCGTAGCTTTAATACCCTTAAATACCAAAATGAGCAACAAATTTCACTTATTGTGAATCATCTTCGTCTGATTCTGCCTGATACTCTACATCAGATAGTAAGACCTCAAATTCAAGCTGCGTGGTATATCCGCTGCCGCTCAGACTATGCGTCACCTTACTGATAATCCACGGCTGCGCATCGATCACTGATTTAAAGCCGCTCACCCTGACCGGCGTTTCCGGGTACAGGTCGGCGCGCCCCATCGCGAGCGTTAGCGAGAACTCAGCGACACCGCGCTGCAGCTTATCCCACTTTGCTTTTGCTGCCCGCATTGCGGCCGCTTTCGTCGCATACACGGTCGTCAGCGTAAATATGTTGTCTTCAGTCCCTGCAAGATAATCACCCTCTCTGGCCTCCGGCGTTTTGGTCGCGGTCGCCTTTTTCTTTTTAGCCGCCGGATGCTCCAGCGCGCGCAGGTGCTTTTCTTTCGGCTTGCGCTGTACCTTAACTTTTTTGGGCTTAGGGTCTTTCGTATGTAGCCAGCTCGCCGAGACGCCGGTGTATGCGCCACGGTCGGCAATGCTGAAGCTGTGCCGGTCGCCATCCTGCCGCGTGATAGTCATCTGCGGAATTGGCTTGCCGCTGGCGGTGACGCAGTTACCGGGCTTCATAAACAGAAGCCGCCCGGCCTTCACCGCAGCAACCGCGCCGTACAGCGTGGCGAGTCGCGTCAGGAATTTAGCGTCAGTTTCCTGCGTCTGGTCAATGTGCGCCACGGCAATTCCGGCGAACCCATCTGCCAGCATGGGCTTTAAGTTATTGCGAGCGGCTATCTGCGTGACGACTTCCCCCAGGGTAGTATCGTGATAGGACACCTCCCGGCGGGAATTGAGCGAGCCACGGAAATCAGCGCTGCGGGCGCGAATGGTCATGGTGTCAGGCGCGCCGTGGTGCTCAACCTCATCAACGGTGAAATTACCTTTGCCGAAAAGCGTCTGTCCCTTCCAGCCGAGAAACAGCGTTATCACTGCGCCGCGTACCGGCATTGCCAGCTGGCCGTCGGCGTCGTCCAGCTCAATATCCAGCTGGTCAGCTTCAAAGCCGCGATTATCGGTCAGTGTCATCGAGATAAGGCGATCCCGGATATTGGTTGTGACGTCCTTAGAGTTAACCTTCAGCATGAAATCCGGCGTCAGCTGCGCCCCGGCCTGCACCGTCAGGCTGCTTATCCCGATCATCCGAGCAGCCCCCCTGCAGTTGAAATCAGGCTACCGGCCGCCGACTTCACGCCGTCAATTGCTGACGTAAGCTGCCCTGGCAGATTGCCTGAGCCGCTGATAAGCCCGTCAGCCTGTTTCTTCAGATCGCCAAACATAGAGGTAAGCGACTCATCCACGCGCTTCAGGCTCAGGGTAAACATGATTTTGCTGGCCGTTCCGTTGGGGTAGAACTCGCTGAAGGTGTTAGAAATACTCTCGATCACGTACATGCCGTAAATCATGCCACTGCCGCCAATCAGCGGCCATGCCATCCCCTCGTCGGCCATCAGGCGGACGGTCATCAGCGACACCGAGCCGCCCGTGATTTCCGGGCGCAGCTCCCCGGAAAGCGTGATTTTTTCATCGCCCGGCCCGATAAACTGCGCCGACGGACGCTGCCCGAACCGGCTGTTAGTGGGCCATCGATAATCAATATTCTGCTGCATATCCCCGTAAGGCAGGGTCTGTCGCATAAACGGCATCATGCCGTATATCATCATCATCGGTTAATCCTCCCAGCCCATTTTGCTGCGGTTCTGTGCCTGCCGGTTGCGCTGCTCTTTAGCCTGGTGCTGCGCCATCAGTGCCATTGCGTCGTCTTTGGTCATGCCCTCGTGCATGTTGATTTCATACTGATAGGTATTCTGGCTGCGGTCGGTAAATCCACTCCCGGCTGACGGGGCTGAAACCGGGCGGTAAGGCGTGCCACCATAGGCGATGTTGTATTGCAGCCCGCCGGTATCGGCGCCCGCGCCACCGGTTGCTACCGGATCCGGGGACGGGACTTTGTCTTTGAGGCCATCGGATTTCGTGTCGATAATGCCGAGCTTATCCAGCACCCAGTTGATGCCCCCCATAAGCTGATCGAGCGCGTGGCTCGGAATTTTCAGCGCCTCGGCCAGCATGTTGCCGAACTTCTTACCCATGTCTCCGGCGGCGGCAAGTTCGGTCTGCGTGGATTTCACCGGCTCCAGCAGTTTGCCGAACCAGTCCCACAGCTCTTTGACCTTGCCGCCTAACGCCGACGTTAGACAGGGTTTTATGCCAGCCCGTGTCGTTGTCGATTCTGGCGCGCAGGCCCAGCGCACGGGCAGTGGCATAGGCCGTGTCGGATTTACTGGTCGCGGTGTTCCACGCAAGGAAATCAGGCCAGATAACCATCAGCTCACGCTGGCTGAAGTTCTGGCGATACAGGCGGGCTTCGGAAATGGTTTTGCATTCCCACGCTGAAACGTAGGCGAAGGCGCGCAGCTGCTGCGCAATGCTGGCAAGCGCGGTTGCCACTGCCAGCGAGTCCAGCCCCGGCACGCCGAGAATACGCGGCTTAACATCGAGCTGGGTCTGCGCGGCGAGCAGCGCTTTCATGCCGGTATACTGGCCGTTTTCATCCGTGCCGCCGATGATATTGGACGTGGTTTCGGCTTCGTCGGCAGCAGAATGTCACGCACTGACTGCCGGATATGATCGAGGTCGGTCAGCGCGCCGCCGGTTTCCCGGTTCATGCCGATATATTTTGCGGTCGTCATTTTGGGCCATCCGTTCTGCTACCGCCGCGCTGCACGCCGCCATGATCGTGGTCATCCACGACGACACCGTTAGAGCTAAGCTTGCCGCTGCTGTGCTCTACGTCTCCGCTCATTTTTCCGCCTTTGGAAAATTCAAATGTTTTGGCTTTGAGGTGTGCAGAACATTCAACCTCTGGCGAGTCGAACAGAATTTTTACCGCTGCTTTGATGGTTGCCGTCTGTATGCCGTTTGCGGTCAGCGCGCCGGTTTCCGGTTCGTACTCGATCACCGCGCCGTCAGGAAATGACCAGTGCAGCGCATCGGCCGAGGCAGACGGAGCCGGGTTGGCATCCGAGAAAATGCCCGGCAGTACAAAGCCGGTATCGAGTTCGCCGCCCAGGCACAGAATAAGCACCTGCTCACCGACTGACGGCGCATTCCACGAGCGGGTTTTACCCGCGCGGGCGCTCAGCCAGTGCAGCCAGTTGGTTGTATTTTTTCCCGTATCGACACGGCATAGCCCGCCGTCAAGATTGACGGCCGACACGGTTCCGATGCGGATCAGGTTGCGCAGCAGGCGCTGAATTTCTGCGAGTTGTTCATTCATCCGTCAAAGATGCCTAGATGATGGAAGCACCTCAATGCATACTCGTTCACTCAAGTACCAGCGAACAAAGCCGTTAACATAAAATGGATAAACTCAATAGGGACTAATTATGTCTAACTCAATAAAATCACTGTATAGAAAAGCAAAAAATCACCCCTACATGGCTGTCTTTTTGGTTTTTTCAATTTATCTAATTTTTACGGTTATATGCTCAATCAACTTCCCTTGGCTAAGCAATAAAATATTCCCGAACACATCAGTAGGAATTTATAATAGAGACTTCTGGATTAACCTACTTATCAATCTCAATGCATCATTAATTGACTTTGCTTTCTTTGGTATAGCTTTGTTCATCTTTCAGAGAAGAAATGAAAGAACCTTGCTCATTCAAGAAACAAAAAATAGCCTTGCCGATATTTCTAAATTTAATGACATCACATTAAACCTGAAAAAAGTTGGCTTAATGCGTAGATTAAATGAACAGGAGTGCTACTCCATAACTATGCACCGGTTAAACATTTCAGGAGATGGGGTTGAGATGAGAGATATTAAACTAATAGACTCAGACTTACCCGGATTGGAAAGTGAGTTTATCTATATTAACAATGTCAAATTTGAAGGCTGCAATATTAGGTCATCTAATTTCCAAAACAGTAAACTAAGGAATTTAATCATGACCGATTGCACACTAAAAAATGTTAATTTCTCACATGCAAATTTGAAGGGAGCAATTTTAAAAGAGTGCAGATTAATGGGCGCAAAATTCAAAGGCTCCAACTTACAAAGTGCAGTGTTGTCTGGAAGCAATTTAGATGAAGTAGATTATGATGGCGCAAATTTGAACTTTGCAAATTTCAAAGGCGCTATAAATATTGACGTATCCGAACTGTGCAAAGCTGCAACTCTTAACTACATAGTGCTAGATGCAGCTATTGAACAACAAGTGAAAGCTTTGAGAAGTGATGTGAAATTTTCGAGGTGATCTTTTGAGGCGAGGGGAATTGAACCCCATGACTGAAGCAAGCTTCAGCTGACCAACATCTTCCTTGCCTCTGATTTAACGTCGAAAATATAAGCCTGTCAATAAATACTGAGACTATGGATAACAATTTCTTCAATTAAACTCAGATCGGTTTCACTTACTCCCATTAAAGGGCGCGCCTCATACTGCACCTCTTTGCCGTTTCGCGATGGCCGGTCGCGTAGCCCGTAATGATGCACGCGGGCCATGCGCTGCACGTTACCCGCAAACTCGATCACGGCCTCATTCGGGCTGGCCTGCGTCTTCATGTATTTAGCCGTGCGCAGCTTGGCGAACATCTCGCGCTTTATCCGGCCCTTTTTGCTGCGCACCGGCTGCGCTTTTCGGGGCTTAAACGGCGTGCCGTCAGGTGCCTGCTGGCGCTTGATGTTCTGCTGCTGACTCGCGCGCAGCTTGCGGCCAATACTGCGCGCCATTTCTTTGCGCGCCGGGGCTGACAGGCTGCTGATAAGCGCCTCCAGACGGTCATTTACCAGCTGCAGCTCGCTCATGTCTGTAACTCGCTGACCAGCTCGCCTTTAACGTAAAGCTGCACCGGCCGGGCGTCATTCTCCGGCAGCGGTTTCTCGCCGACGTGGGTCACGTGCAGCCCGTCGTCGGCCTGCTTCACGATCACGCGCTCGCTCAGCTGCAGCTCAATGCTGATATCGCTGGCCGTGTCGCTGATAACATCCGCCTCAAAGGTGAAGCCTGTCCGGCGCTTTTCCTCGCTTGCCATAATGTCGGGTTCATTCGTTCGCAGCCAGGCAAGCAGCGGCACGATCAGCAGGTCGATGTTACCGGCGTAGTCGGTAATAACCATGTTAAGCCGGTAATGGTATTCAAACGACAGCGAGCTGGCAAGCGTCGAGACGATGCGCCCGCTGTCGATAAACACGTTCAGCGCGTCAGGGTTTCGCTGCAGCTCCGGCACGCTATCGGTCAGTGTCTGGCGCAGTTGTTGGGGTTTCAGCATCGTGCTGCTCCTGGCAGTCTTTGATTATTTCGACCTGCAGCCCGCAGGCGGCGAGTGCGGCCTCAAGCTGGCGATTGTCCGCCGCCAGATCGCCCGCCGTTTTAAGGCTGTTTCCCGGCACCGGGCAGCTTGTCACGCGCGGACACCCAATCCAGATAATCTCTGGCGCTGGCGAAGGCCGGACGGGCGTGCAGCCGGATAACATCGTCAGGCAGAGCAGCAGCAGACCAGTCACGCAGTATCGGATTTGCATCGGTTTCTCTCTGTATGGTCATTTCACGGTTAAGTGCGGCCGTGCTGGCGCGCCCCTGCATCAGCCGCAGCTCGGCCTCACGCTTCTGGCTGGCCCTTGCATCGGCGTCCAGCCTGGCTATCGCTTTATCCCGGCTCACGATACCGGCCGACAGCGTGCCGATAATGCGCTGCGCGCTGGTCAGGTCGTCTTTTGCAATTTTCCACTGCCAGCCGGTCACGCCCAGCGCCAGTAGAGCGACGGCCAGCAAAGCGGCAATCAGGCGCGTCATTTGACACCCCGCAGGCAGTAGGCTGTTTCCGCAACGCGGCGGTTTTCCAGCCCGCGATTTTTCACGCCCTTAACGAACACCCAGCGCCGCAGCTCATTGCAGGCATCAGACCAGTGCTGCAGCCTGATATAACGGGTAAAGGTCGAGCTGCAGGCCGCGCGCACGCCGACGTTAAAGGCGAATGAAACGGCCGTGTCATAGACCGGCTGCGGCATATCGCTGCGCATACAGGCATCGATCCCACGCTCGACGCGCATCACGTCATACACCAGATTGACCGCCGCCTGTCGCTCGCTGATCTGGCTTTGCGGCGTCACGCCCTCTGTGTGACCGATGCCGTTAGTCCAGACTCCGGCGCTGCACTGATAGGGCGAGGTGCGGCACCCCTCGGCGTTGGCGATAAGCGCAAGCCCGGCCTCGGACGTCTTCAGGGTTTTGAACTGTGGCAGCAGCGCAGCAATTGCCAGCACGGCCACCACGGCGCAGCGTTTAACGGTCTGGCTCAAGGCTCACCCCCCGCAGGCGCTGCAGCTCGTAGGTTTTACGGCGGTAATGCCAGTTGATGAAGAACGTCGCCACGTTAGTGATAAGCGTGATAACGGCCACGCCGGAACCGACCATAAAGGCGATATCCTGTGGCGTATGACGGCCGAACCACATCAGGATGAGGCCTATCAGGTAGTTGATCACAGAGCTGATTTTTTCCATTTTTAGTCCCACAGGTTGACGGTTTCACCTGCTGAAGATTCCGGCAGATCAGGCAGCGTCACCTCGCAGCCGTGCGGGAGTACCGGCCCGCTTTCGGCGAGACCCGGATTAGCCGCGTAAACCAGTTCGACGGCCTGACCGGTACGCCCGTAATAGCGCTGACAGATTTCATCAACGGTATCGCCCTGCTGCGCGTAAATGTTCATCAGAGCAGATCCACAATGCAGCCAGGCTTACCGGCGATGCGGCTGATACTGAATCGCGCATCGCGCCAGTACTCGTCGGCGCTCGCCTCAATCTCTGCCGCCTTTTTCGTGCCGCTGGCGTCGTAGCCGCGATAGCGCTCGACGATGGTGGCGGCAGTCAGCGCGCTGACGGCGGCAAGGTACGCAGTGACCTTTTCGCTCTCGCCGTCCAGCGATTCCGCAGGCACGTCAGCCAGCACCTTAAAGCCCGCGGCCATCTGCGCGGCGCGCCAGTCGTACAGCTCGGCGTTTACCTCAGAAATTGCCGTCTTCACGGCCAGGCGCAGGCGCTGCGCCGTGACCGTTCCCTCATAGCGCAGCGAATCGCGCAGCTGCTGCAGGTCAACGTCAGGCCAGAAAAACGTATTTTTTACCGGCGGCTCGGCAGCGTCTGCCGGTCGCGGGGCGGGGATAACAACCGTGTTATTCATAATCGGCCTTTGAAATAGGTGGGCGGTGGAGGACGGCGCAGACACTGAAAGTGCGTTGCCGTCCTGGCTCTCCGCGTTCAGCTGCACCTGCTCGGCGACGGCCGTTACCGCCGCGCTGACGTCGGCGAACTGCTCGCCATCGGTTTTCTTTTTGGCAGAGAACATTGCCGAGATGCGCGCCAGCAGGGACGGTGACGGCTCGGCCACTTCCTCAAACTCGATCACGGTTTCTTCAGCGGCGGTAAAAAGGTTGCCTTTATCCTGCTTGCGGGATGCCAGCGGATTAACTTTGGCCGTGGCGCTGAAGCTCAGAATCTCAGTGCCGAGGCTTGCCGGGTCATCGGTCACGGCCAGGCCGACCAGATACGCCTCGCCCGTGTCGGCGAACTCAGGGTTAACTTCAATGGAGGTGTAAATTTTCTGGCGCGCTTTGGTCAGCTCGACCAGCTCAGGCGTCGGATCAATCCAGCCGAACAGCGCCAGCTTGCCCTTGAGCGGGCCGTCGCCGATTTCTTCAGCCTCGACGGCGGTCACGTCGCCAAAGCGGCGGAACGTGCTGTCAGCGGCATAGCCCCGGATGTGCTCCATGTTGATGCGTGCGCCGTACATTTCCGGGCTGTAGTTTTTCGCCATCTGCGAAATCCAGTCGCGGGAAATGACACGGCCGTCGGTAGTTGCGCCTTCAACTGCGATTCGAAAACGCTTTGCTTTGATTGCTGCCATTAATCAGGCTCCGGTCAGGTGTTGGGTCGGTTCGGGGCCAGTTTCCCCGTCGCCACACAATCCCTCAACGAATGCCAGCCCGCTGAGGCATCAGCAAACAGGGACAGCAGGCGCGCCATTTTCGGCACCGGTAGCCTTGCCGGTATGAACATGACACCGACAACCATCATCAGCGATCCGCGCCGTCAGGCCGCACTGCTTTACTGGCAGGGTTATTCCGTGCGCCAGATTGCGGAGACGCTCGGACAGAAAACGCCAACCGTGCAGAGCTGGAAGCTGCGCGACGCGTGGGACAACGTCGCGCCCATCAGTCGCGTGGAATCCAGCATGGAAGCCCGGCTGATTCAGCTCATCATGAAAGAGGTAAAGGGGAATGGTGATTACAAAGAGATAGACGCGCTCGGTCGTCAGATTGAGCGCCTTGCCCGCGTTGAGCGCTACCGCAGCAGCGGCAATGAGGCCGACTTAAACCCTAACGTGCGCAACAGGAACAAAGGCGAGCGCCAGCCGGTTATTAAAAACGAGTTCAGCGAGGAACAGGTAGACAAGCTGACCGGCGTGTTTATGGATAACTGCTTTGAGTATCAGCTCAACTGGCACCGCGCCGGGCTGACTCACCGCATCCGCAATATCCTGAAGTCCCGCCAGATTGGCGCCACGTTCTACTTTGCCCGTGAGGCGCTGATCGACGCGCTGACCACCGGCCGCAATCAGATTTTTCTTTCGGCCAGCAAGGCGCAGGCGCACGTCTTTAAAAACTACATCATCGACTTTGCCCGCCAGGCTGACGTTGACCTGAAAGGCGATCCCATCGTGCTGCCGAACGGGGCGCGCCTGATATTCCTCGGCACCAACGTGCGTACCGCGCAGAGCTACACCGGCAACCTCTATCTGGACGAATATTTTTGGATCCCGAAATTTCAGGAGCTGCGCAAAGTTGCCAGCGGCATGTCGCTGCACAAGAAATGGCGCACCACCTACTTTTCTACGCCGTCGGCCCTGTCACACAGCGCCTATCCGTTCTGGTCTGGCGAGCTGTTTAACAAGGGGCGGCGCAGCAAAGATGATCGCATCGAGATAGACCTGTCGCATTCTCACCTGGCGAAAGGCGCGCTGTGCGGTGACGGGCAGTGGCGGCAGATTGTGACGGTTGAGGATGCGCTGACCGGCGGCTGCAACCTGTTCGATATTGACCAGCTGCAGCTTGAGTACAGCCCGGCGGAATATCAGAACCTGCTGATGTGTGAGTTTGTCGACGATGAGGCGAGCGTGTTCCCGTTCGCCGAGCTGCAGAGCTGCATGATCGACAGCCTGGAAGAGTGGGAAGACTTTAACCCGTACCTGCCGCGCCCGTTTGCATACCGGCCGGTCTGGATCGGCTATGACCCCTCGCACACCGGCGACAGCGCAGGCTGTGCGGTTATCGCACCGCCACTCGTTGCGGGCGGGAAATTCCGCGTGCTGGAGCGCCACCAGTGGCGGGGCATGGACTTTGCCGCGCAGGCGAAATCTATCGAGGACTTAACGAAAAAATACACCGTGGAATATATCGGCGTGGATGCCACCGGCATCGGCCAGGGTGTTTTCCAGCTGGTACGCCAGTTTTACCCGGCCGCGCGCGAAATCAAATACTCACCGGAAGTGAAAACCGCAATGGTGCTGAAGGCGAAAGACACCATCAGCAGCGGGCGGCTGGAGTATGACGCCGGGGCGACGGATATCACGCAGTCGTTTATGGCTATCCGCAAAACCATGACGGCCAGCGGCAACCGCTCAACCTATGAGGCGAGCCGCAGCGAAGAGGCCAGCCATGCTGACGTCGCCTGGGCAATCATGCACGCACTGCTAAACGAACCGCTTACCGCAGCCAGCGGCGGCGCTAATCCCTCAATTCTGGAATTTTACTGATGAGCAAACGCAGAGGCCGCAAGGCTCAGACCACCATCGCGCACCCTGTACAGGCAACCGCACCGCAGCAGCACGCCGAGGCGTTTACCTTTGGCGACCCGACGCCGGTCATGGATAAGCGCGACATTCTGGATTACGCCGAGTGCATCGGTAACGGGCGCTGGTTTGAGCCGCCGGTCAGCTTTAGCGGGCTGGCTAAGAGCCTGCGCTCGGCCGTGCATCACAGCTCGCCGATTTACGTGAAGCGCAACATTCTGGCCTCAACGTTTATTCCGCACCCGATGATGAGCCAGCAGGAGTTCAGCAAGTTTGCGCTGGATTATCTGGTCTTCGGCAATGCCTTTGCCGAGCTGCGCCGCAATGGGCTGGGTAAGCCGCTGCGCCTTGAAACCACTCCGGCCAAATTCACCCGCAGGGGCGTGAAGGACGGCGTTTACTGGTTTGTGAATGACTGGAAAGAGCCGCACGAATTTTCGGCCGGCAGCGTGTTTCACCTGCTGGAGCCGGATATTAATCAGGAGCTTTACGGCCTGCCGGAATACCTCAGCGCGCTCAACTCCGCCTGGCTGAATGAGGCGGCAACGCTGTTCCGCCGCAAGTATTATCAGAACGGCGCGCACGCCGGTTACATCCTGTACATGACCGACGCGGCGCAGAGCAGCAGCGACGTTGACCGGATGCGCCAGGCGATGCGCGACACGAAAGGGATCGGCAACTTCCGTAACCTGTTTATGTACGCACCGAACGGTAAGCCGGACGGCATCAAGATTCTTCCGCTCAGCGAGGTCGCGACGAAAGACGATTTCTTTAACATCAAGAAAGCCAGCCGCGATGACCTGCTAAGCGCGCACCGCGTGCCGCCGCAGATGATGGGGATTATCCCTGACAACTCCGGCGGGTTTGGCGACGCGGTGAAAGCATCTCAGGTGTTTGTGCGTAACGAACTGACACCGCTGCAGGAGCGTCTGAAGGAAATTAATAACTGGCTGGGCGAAGAGGTGATCACGTTCCGCCCTTATGAGCTGGAGGAAAAGACGGCCTGACCGGGCGGCGCGAAATTCACCACGACTGATTAAACTACCCCGCAAAAATCACCGCCTGTTTTCATGGCCCCGCAGACGCGTTCAGACGCGTTTTGCGGGGCTTTTCTGTTTCAGCGGTTCTGATTCTTCCATCGCCGCCGCTCCCGCCTCCGTGCCGCTGGCGCAGCCTCCGCATACATGTTTGCACCCCTCGCGCGCAATGCTATCCCCGCCACGCCTGCCCGCTTTATGTATCAATTCTCATGCAGTTGAATGAACTTCCCAAACCCGCACCACTGCTGGTGCGATTAAGGGAATGATAAGGCATCTTTTAAATGCAAAATCATGCATCCAATTGCAAAAGAATGGAGATTAGGATTGCAATCTGATTTGCTGTTTGATTTGAATTGGTTGCAAAGTTTGATATCGCTGACGGATGTTATTATACAAGTCGGGAGTATCTTTAGCTTTGAGTGTAACAATCAAGACATAAGCTAACTTAGGTAAATCCTCGATCTCAACCGCCATACCATTTTCACGGCCAAAATATATTACGTCGAAGCATGGATCTTTCAACGTATCTTTATTAAAGGTATGTTCACTTCGTAAAGTTGTTTCCCATTTGTGTCCATCTTCGCGTAATTCGTCTTCACTTGCGTAGATGTTACTACTATTAAAAAGGGGAAAGGTCGCTCCAATTTTATCCTTTGGAGTTTTTCTCATAGTAACCACCAAGCCGCTTTTTGTATAATTTAGTGGATGTGCAACATCTACAGGCGTTGTAAAACAAAAAGTTGCTTTTAGATCTACAGGACCATTAACTGCAATATCGGGAAAGGGTATAGATGCACGAAGGTGCTGTGAGGGTTTCAGCTCACCTTGATAAATAACCTTCACTTCATTGTCATCACAATAAATTATATCCGAGATATCGTGAGGGAATCGTCCCCACCCCACGTGACTGCGCTCCAAACCATTGTTTTCCGCATGATGAACTAGCAATGCTTTAGCAATCAGCGGAGTAATATTGTACTCAAGGCTTGCAGCCAATCCGACAGCTTGACGCAACACTAAAGGTGAAGAAAAACTCGTACCTGCTGTTTTAACGATTCCATTCAAAAAAGGACTGTATAACTTAAACGGTTCCTCTTTGGAGCCTCCAAATGCAATCCCATCTGGTTTGACATAGCCTGGGCTTCGACCTGGTCCTATGCAGCTATAATCGGTTTTATCCCACTTATTTGATAACGAACTAGCAGCACCCACTGCAAGCGCATTAACCAAATCAGAAGGCGGTTGAATACGGTTTAACCCGTCAGAAAGACAACCATCATTTCCTACAGCTACTGTACATAAAGTTTTACCCGATGAAAGATATTGCTCTAAAGTTGATGTCCATACATGTACATCATCATCATCAACTGGAAATCTCGGGCCTAAACTTAAATTTATATAATCATAATTAATTTTATCTAAGACTGATTTTATTCTTAATAGGACATCAAACAGGTCGTCATCTTCACCATCAATTGTATTATCAATAACTCTGTAATGATCTATCCTAGCATATGGGATCGGAAGCTCAGTCTGACCTTCTTTTATTGCCCCAAAAAGAACAGTTGATGTGACATCTTGCCCATGTGAAAGCAACTGCCCGCTTGTTTGAGAGCTTTCACTAAAAGTATACTCTTTGACCCATGGTTCAAAATCAGAGTTACCAATCCCACCATCAAATATCGCAACTTTTATGTTTTCGTTAATCGCCTTTTCTGTAGGCAATGATAACTCATTATCTTCGACAACTGCTCGCGCGAAAACCGGATTGTTGATCCTCAAGCTGGGTAAGTCTCTGATAGCTCTGAGGAATGTGAATTCAGCTATACGAGTAGCATCATTTGCATTAGCTTTTATGGGCATAAAAGCCAAGCCATTCATTTTAATTATCTTATCTTCATTAACTTGCGCTCCACATGCAGTTGCATATGAAATAAAGCTTTCCAAAACAGTATCAGTATCTTCAGGAGTATGGATTGCAACTTCTAACTTCCTGATCTTATCAGACGCATCTAATTTCTTAATTTTGTCATCTGGGGAAAAGAAAGAGACTTTTTCAAAAGTGATAATTTCGGCCTTTTCTCCCTTGTTTAGGCTGTCAGAACTCATCGCGCTTAGAAGCGCTGAAAAACTTTTCACCTTTCCAGAAACGTAAATACATGCGCTAGAAAATTCATCCTTCGGCTTACCTCGCCTACCAACAACTTTCCTAGGTTTAATTTTCACAGCCTTACTACCAATATTTTTTAATAAGAATTTTTTAAATAATAAAGTAGGAAAATATGATTTTGCTAAAAACGCTGGATGAAGGGTGATTTTTGCTACAGCTTCGCCACTTGGCATAGCTCCATCAGGCAGAGCTTGAAAGTCGCCGATGACGGCCTCTAACTCGCGCATGATTACTGGAGAATTCTCTGCATAGGTATAAGGTTTATTTTTTGGCCCGCCACCTTTACCAACTTTAGCTTCACCAGTTAAAGTTTCACCATAGCCTAAAAGTAAATTTTTATTACTCATCACCTGCTCCTTCAGTATTAATTATCTTTTTAATCATCGGTCTAGATATAGAAAGCTCTGAAGAAATTTGTCTTTGGGACATACCTCTCTCGTTCATAGACCTAATTACCTCTTCAATCGACTCTCCTTCAAATAGCTCTTCCAGAATAGCTTTATTGACAGGGATGTTTTCAAGAACAGAGTTTCGCTTCGCTTGCATTAATGAACGTTCAATAACAGCAAATGATTTCCCAATAAGCTTACTACTAACATTTATTGCGATACCATGTGGAACATCATTTTTAACAAGAAAATCATTAATGAGCTCTTGAGAAGGATAGTCAAAACTAACCACCCGGTCAAAACGTCTCCAAACGGCGGGATCAAGTAATTCACCGTGGTTAGTTGCAGCCACCAAGATAGAGGTACTCGGCCATTCATCAATTGCCTGGAGTAAAACTGTAACTAAACGCTTGAGTTCACCAACATCAGTCGAATCATCCCTTTTTTTAGCGATTGAATCGAACTCATCCAGTAAAAGGACACAAGGGAATGAACGCGCATAATCTAGAACAGCTCGAATATTATTACCCGTCTTACCAAGATAGCTACTCATGACACTAGCCAAATCTAATGTCAAAAGAGGTAAATTCATTTTTTCTGCTAGCCATTTAGCAGCTAGTGTTTTTCCGACCCCAGGGGGGCCATCCATCAAAAGAGATTTGGAAGGGAGAAGACCATTTTCAATCAATTGGCCCCTCTTTTCCCACTCTACTGCAAATCTCTTTAGTGAGGTAGATATGTGCTCGGGCCACAGTGGAGAAACTGTTAGTCTTACAGGGTAGGTTTCAACTAAAAGTTTTTGCCGGGTATCAGCATCAACTGGTGCTGGTTGCCTATTTTCAGAAAGTCCTCTCATAACGCTAACAGAGTCAGTACTTCTCAAAAGTGCATCACTCAGTTCAGACGCCAGCTCCGGAGAATCTTTCTTAAGTTTCTTAATCATGATGCGTAGACGCATTTGTAGGTTTTCGCGCTTGCCTTGCAATGCATCGTTCATCACCTCAACAAACATATCATTAGTGATGTTAATCATAAAAAACCACTCCGAAGTATAACGAAACCAAAACGAACTAAATGATATACCATCCCGTCCAAACATCCAGAACTTTAATCCAAATATTTATAAATCAGTACCAATTTTCAAAAAATTAATACCATTCAACGTTAGTCCTTGAAGAGCGGCACCTTGCCTGATAACACGGGGCTTTTCTACTGCAAATTTTTCATGCGAATCCATGTACCTTATGCATGCATGGCTCATTTACGTTTTAGATCGCCTGAAATTTCGGAGGAAGAAGCGTTTTCATATCTCAGCTGCTGCAGATAAAGGATGCCTTCATGAAGTGAAACAGGGCGCGGTAACTCGAACATAAAACAAAATCGTAAGTTCTTCCGAGCCAGAATCCTCCGCCAGCCTCTTTAGGACGCTGAAAGAATACCCAGCCGCCGGAATGGAAGTACTCAAGGTAATCCCCACGGTAAACGATCTGATAATTAGTGTCTTTTCCGGCCATTTGCTAACGCCTCGCAATGCTCGTTGTTCAACCGTGCCACTGCCAAAATCAAGATTTTGACATCAGCGCGGTTATCAATGCAGCCAGCTGTCATCTTCCCAAACGTTCTGTAGCAGGTCATTTATCCTGCGCCGGTCTTCGTCAACTTTTACACCAGGCACTTCAATTTTGGTGTAACTACCCTGCCGTACCTGTACCACTGCATCAGGAAACAGTGCAGTTACACGTTTATGCACTTCTTCCCGGAAAGCATCTACGACCGACTGACTGATTTCCTGATTCTTATCGAGCATGATTTCAATACGCATCATTTATTTTCCTCGATTTTATTTATCAATCGGTACAGCCGAAAAAACGACCGAAAACTGTTGATTAGCCATTGAAGTGTTACGCGCCAATTCAGCGATAAGATTTAAAGCGATCACTCTATCCTGCTCCCTACAGATCCCTTCAGAAGTAAGCCGCGCAATCAACTCTACCCGCTCAAGCATCACTCGCTCTTTTAAACCGTTATCCATGTGCCCTCCCCACCAAAACACTGTCTATTTATACAGTAGCACAGCATTTAAGGGTTGCGGAAGAAAAATGTACCCGCCACATTAATTTTTTATCTAGCTGATAAAGAACATTTTTATTTTTAACTCCTCTCTAACACAGCTTGTTAGAAAACTTAGTGAGCTTATTGCTGGCTACTTAAGGTTTTCCAACTGCAGCACATCATTTTTCTCTTTTTGTACGGTGCTTTTCTGCTAAACGGTTAAAGCGTTCTAATGCGAAAGACTGTTTCGGCTCCAGTATTGGGCGGGCCAGTTCTCCATTAGGTAAGCTGCGGAACATTTGACCGGCGATTTTAGCCTGCGCGCCACCAATCAGGCGCACGGCAAGCCCGCGACTGATGGTTTCACCGCTTAAATCTCTCACCTGCGCTATTACGTTGTCGCACGCAGCTTCGATTTTGTCCGACCGCCTCAGCATCAGATGCCGCTTTTCTGGCTTCTGCGCCCTTATCCGGCTTAAAAGCTGACGCCGCTCCTTCCTGCTCATGCCGTCCAGGTCGATTTTTTCAAAACTTTCCGGCGGGTTCGAATCCTCAGATCTCAAACCTCCCGTACAGTTATTGACAGAACTCCGAGAGGACGCGGACGCGTCCTTAAATTCAAAAGCCAAATCAACGACACGTTTCGGGACAATTTTCCACTCTGTCAGACGAGTTAAGATCGGCGTATCGTCACCAACTTCTGTTGCGTAAACGCCTTTAATACGCACGGTTTCCTCACCGTACTCATTCACGTCTTCGCTTGTCTGATACCAGGCGCGCACAGCCAGCTCATCGCGGCGCACGAACGGGCCGCCCTGCGCGTTAACGTATCCTGCCCAGTCTCCCGCATCGGCTGCATCATGCGCTGCCGCAAACTCGATGCTAAGTCCGTGCGCGGTTTCACTATCAGCCATCTTGCGCAGTTCGCGGTAAACCGTTACCGGCGCGCCGCCCACAAACTGGAATTGCCGGATGTGCCAGCGCGCAGCCCATGCAGATACTGCAGGGGCTGTTTCTTTGACCTCTTTTCCACTTTCATCATCCAGCTCATTATCCAGCGCATAGCCGTCGATGTTCTTTGAAATATATTTAGCGATGTAACCCGTGGCGCTGCCCTTATCTGGATCAATGGCTTCGGCATGAAAACGGGCCTTGCGGGCTTTGTCTGTCGTCAGCTCGCTGCAGTCTTCCTGATATGCATAATCGCGTATAACCTTGCGCACCTGCTCAACCTCCTCCGGGCGCATGAACATCAGCATGTGCCAGTGCGGAGTCGCATCATGGTGCGGCTCAGCGACACGGATCCCGAAGATGCGGATATCGTCGCGGTGAAGTTTGGCGCGGATTTTCTGCCAGACATTGCAAAGATAACGCTGCGTATCGGCCGGGCTGGCACCATTCCATTTACGATTGCGATGCCCCGTTTTAATAGTGGCGTGATATCTGGATGGCGCAGTGATCGTATAGAACTCACCCACGAACCCCATTTCATTGCAGATATCTTCAAAACCGCGAATGCGGGTCATCAGCTCACAGCGGCGGATAGCTGGATTAGCTACGCTTCCGTCAAACTTATCGATAAGGCTGATGCGGTTGCCTTCTGCGTCTTCCAGTTCCATGCCTTTTAGAAATTCACGGGTGCGGCGCTTCTGCTCGCGCCACTCTGAAACGGTCATGCTGCTGGCGTAGGGGGTGTGCTTTTTGCTGACGTTAGCCAGGGCGATCTGAAGGTGCTCACGCCATGATGCGGCCACGCGGCGCAGTCGGCCTTTCCACCATTTTTCCGTCTGCATACGCATGATCGCCGGTGTAACTTCCTCCGGGTCAAACAGCCGGGACGTGACTTTATCCCACAATGGCGGCGTCTGGCTCAGTTCGCGGGTGATGGTGGCGGCGGTCATGTAAACGCGATGCGTGTATTTGTAATCTGACTCATCGCTGGCCTGCGCGTGTGCCTGTACCAGCTCGGCGAGGATGAAATTAGCTACATCTCCGGCCAGCAAATCGACGTCGGCGCGCGCCATATCCGGCAGACGGTTAAAACGGCGCATCAGCTCCCAAAGCGTGCCGCCCGCGCTGGCCGCGCCTGCCTGTTTAGTGGCATTGCCTGCCAACAGGTTAAACGTGCCCTGACTCATTTCACCGAGGCGATATTGAGCGTTAACGGTTTCAACGCGTGGCAATGTGCGCTCAACGAAAGTTTTCGTTAAGTACGCATTGGCACGATCAATACCCTGTGTTTTTTCCAGCTCACTGACACGGCGCTTTACATCTATCTGAATCTGCGTCGGCTGCTTTTCGAGTAGCTCTTGCGCACGCGCTAAAGCCGCAATCATCTGACTGCGGCTGTGCATTTCCTCATAGGTGGGGTACGGACTGGCGATGGCTTCCCGTGGAGCATTCCACGGGTAAGCGTATTCCTGAATCATTGAGCCGCCAGCTGCTCTGCAGACCGTGCAACAGGATTGCGCACGGCGATGATTTCTGTTGCGCGCTTGCTTTTACCTGCAGCAACGCCAACCGAGCGGGCTACGCTAATACCGGTGATATCGAAAGCGCGAAGAATGCTGCGGGTGTAGAGAGTGTCGCTATTAGAAACCACAACCGGGCAGCGCTCCGAGACGTCAAGCAACATGCTGACCAGATCGTGATGCTCATCTTTGTCAAAACCTGCAGAGTGATATTCCGCGAACGTACCGTCATAAGGCGGATCGCAATACACCACATCGTCAGCTTTGGTCAGGCGCAGCGTTTCGCGGAAGTCAGCGCAGATGAACGTCGCGCGCTGCGCTTTCTTCGCGAATGCTTCTATCTCAGCCAGTGGGAAATATGGCTCTGCGTAGTTACCAAACGGGATGTTAAATTCACCACGCTTGTTATAGCGGCAAAGACCGCGATAGCCATTGCGGTTCAGGTACAGGAAATAAGCGGCGCGCTCCAGAAGAGGCAGCGACGGATCATGATTAAATGCTTCACGCACAGCGTAATAACTTTCGCCGGTTCTGTTCTGAATAAAGAGGCTGGCCGCAATAATGATAAACGGGCGGGTATACTCTTTTATCTGGCGATAGAGATTGATGAGATCGGGATTTATATCCGCAACCAGGTAGGCCGGGTAATCGGTGTTCATCATTACTGCGCATGAACCGGCAAAGGGTTCGACCAGGCGATCACCTTCAGGCAGGTGCGTCAGCAGTTCCGGCATTACTCGGGACTTGTTGCCCGCCCATTTCAGGATCGTGCTCATATAGCACCACCTTTGGATGCCTTTGCGCGCTTTTCTTCCTGACGCATACGAATTTTATATTCGGTTATTCTTTGCTCGCGAAGTGGGGAAAGAACAGAAAAAATCTCCTGACAGCCAATTAGCAAGCGACCATATATATCTGACAACTGATCTAAGTCGCTTATTTCTTTTTTGTAGTCAGCAATGCCTACGCAATCACCAATAAGATCGCGAGTTAACAGAACTTCGGATTTATAAATAGCGATCACCTCGGTCACCCGTGTACGCTTTCCTTCTGCGATTCGCCATACCATACGGCTTAAAACATAATCACCGTTTTTAGAGACGGAAATATCGTGAGTTTCATTAATTGAAAGCATTGGAATTTTCCTTCAGTTCCTGACATTCAACGCAGCGAGTCACGCCATGAATGGCACGGCGACGCTTCTCCGGGATTGGCGCGTCGCAGTCTTCACAGAAAGAAGCCGCTACGCTGACCGGGCGATTTACTACGCTGGCGATGTTGCGCGCCAGCAGCTCGTCGGCGCGGGCCTGCGCCATGTCCATTGAGTCAGCCATTAGTGCAGCTCCTGTGCCTGGTTCTCAAAGCGCCCTGCCTCTTTGTCCAGCAGTTCAATAATCTCCACTGCAGACAATTCTTGTTGGCGGGCATGAATTGCCAGTGCGGCCAGGCGGATAGAAACCGACAGCGCATCATCAGAACGCTGCTCAGTTTTAGCCTTATTCAGCATGGCGCTAAGCGCTTCGTCATCAGCTTTATAATTACGGGTCTGGATATTTCGCATGTTTCTTTCTCCTGAATTTTGGCAAAAGAATGCCCGGCGGGTTAACGCCATTTATTTGCATCGGGTTATTTAGTTAGAAAGGGTCATTCGCTTTGGAAATAAACTCACGACTGCTTTTAGATGATTCATTGCACAAATAAGCGCCTTTCGTTCATCAGTAGTCAGTTCACTAAAATCAGCTTCGTGCCTGTCTTTACCGATGTTAGCCAGGAAAAGAATTGCGCTCAGTGCGCGCTTGTTGTCCCGGTAATTACTGTCTGTAACATCGCGCATTTCAGAGAAAAAACGAGCCATATCTTTTTCACAGTTGCCGCCCATCAGCTGCGCGCGAATTAAGGCTACGTGATTCAGCGCCGAAACTCTCTGACCGGCAGTAAGCTCAACCAGCATTGAATCGCCCTCGATAGCCATGATTTACCTCTTTGCTCTTTTTCCTGTACCTGCTGGCTTAATACCGGATGCCAGCGCCTGCCGTTCTCGCCCATAATCCAGCCATTCCCGTAGGACATTGACGGACTCTGTCGCTTGAGGTGTGCCGCAAATGAAATCATCGTGCGCCCTCAACTGATGCCAATCGAAGCACCCAGCCCGCTTATAACGTCAACGGTTGAGGCTAAGGTCGGGTTAGAGTGAACGCGTGTCTGTACGGCCAGTGCGGCCAGCATCATGCAGCGAATGCCGGTATTTGCGGCTTCCATAATACTGCGGCGGCATGTTGCAGTTATCCGCTCCGGGTTTGCAGCGCTGGCGGCCATGCTTCCGACTTCAGCGGTAGCCTTCAGCACGTAGGCCGGAAACTTATCTTTTGCCAGCTCGTTTATCGGGACGCAGGGTAGGCAGTGCAGTTGAGCCAGCGCGCCGTCTATCAGCGTTGCGTCTTCGGTCAAATCGGTAAGCAACAGCAGTTCTGGAACAGTCAGCTGATGAACTTGATCCGGGTTTAGCTTGTTGCGCAGGGTCTGTGCTTTCATGCCTGCATATTGCGCCAGCTCAGCCATGCTGTGTGTCAGAGCAAACTTGCGGCAGGCGTCGTCATAGTGGTTATGGGTGGAAGTCTTAAAATCAAACATGTGCGAATCTCCCTATTCACTTAATGTGAATTAGCCGCCAATAATGAGCTGAAAACGGGAATGGCCGAACGCTTTACGCAGCTGTTCTTCTTTCCAGCGAGCGTAATAAATGCGAATAGGCCCGCCAGCTCTTTTGCATCCTTTGCGGATAGAGCGAGCTTCAATTGGTAAGCGCGGGTTGTCGCCAGTTGTCCAACGATAAACAGTACGAAGGGACACGCCTTCCAGTTCAGCAAATTGCTCAGTTGTAACGATAGGGGCCGGAACTTTGAAGATTGCGATTTCAGAAGCCATATTGCATCATTCCTCTTTTGTATGTTTCTGCCATTGATTGCCAAAGTTTTGCCGACGTTTGCCATCAATTGCCTAATTCATAGCGATACTAATGCTAATTTTGGTATCGCGCAACATAGGAATACCAATTTTAATGCTTAATTCTAATTTTAATAACGAAGCGTTACTAAATAGGATTTGTGAGGTTTACGGTTTCACTCAAAAAGTTCAGCTAGCTAACCACTTCCAAATCGCCGCCAGCTCTCTTCAAAACCGCTATACACGTGGCAATGTGTCTTACGACTTTGCCGTGCACTGCGCTTTAGAAACTGGTGCTGATCTTAAGTGGCTTATGACTGGTGAAGGGGCGGTGAATCCCACTGGAAGCGAACCAGATAAATCTGTGAGGCTGGAGTTATTTACATTAAGCGAGGGAAAACTAACTAAAGTTAGCAATCTAAGTATTGATCAGGACTTATTTGGTAAGCCGCTTAAGAGCGCGGTCTGCGTCAGGAATGAAGGAAAAAGCTACATTGTTGAACAAGAGGCTTCTTTAGCTGATGGCCTCTGGATTGTAGATGTCGAAAGCTCAATCAGCCTTAGAGAGATAACCGTTCTGCCAGGAAGAAAAATTCATGTCGCAGGCGGAAAAATCACGTTTGAGTGCGGCATTGATGATATCAAGCCTTTTGGCCGCGTAATTGGCGTGTACAGCGAGGTGAACTAATGACCGTGCGCAAACTTTCTCAAGGTGGCTGGATAAGCGAGGTCTACCCTAACGGGCGTGATGGCAAGCGTATCCGCAAAAAGTTTGCGACTAAAGGTGAAGCGTTAGCATTTGAACAGCATACTACTCAACAGCCCTGGAATGAGGAACAAGCAGATCGCCGCACACTGAAAGACCTTATCACCTCCTGGTATAGCGCTCACGGCATCACCCTCAAAGACGGCGAAAAGAGAAAGCTTACAATGACCCATGCATTTGAGTGCATGGGCGAGCCGCTTGCAGTTGATTTTGATGCTCAAATGTTTTCACGCTACAGAGAGCGACGCCTCAAAGGTGACTTTGCTCGTTCAAATCGCGTTAAGGAAGTTTCTCCCCGCACGCTAAATTTAGAGCTGGCATACTTCCGTGCCGTATTTAATGAACTCGGCAGGCTCGGAGAGTGGACAGGTGAAAATCCTTTACGACACATTCGTCCCTTTCGAACTGAAGAAAGCGAAATGGCTTGGTTGACACATTCTCAGATAGAACACCTGCTATCAGAATGCCGCAACAGTGATCAGGCAGACTTAGAAACCGTTGTAAAAATTTGCCTTGCTACTGGCGCAAGATGGTCAGAAGCTGAAGAATTGAAAAGAAGCCAGGTAACAAAAAACAAAATTACATATATAAAAACCAAAGGTCGAAAGAACCGGACTGTCCCTATTACAGATGCAATTTATAAAATAATTCCTGAAAAAAAAACTGGTCGATTATTCGCTGATTGTTATGGCGCCTTTCGGTCAGCTCTTGAAAGAACAGAAATTGAGTTGCCAGCCGGGCAGCTTACGCATGTTTTACGCCATACGTTTGCAAGTCACTTTATGATGAACGGGGGAAACCTCTTGGTGTTACAACGAGTCTTGGGCCATACGGATATCAAAATGACTATGCGATATGCCCACTTTGCACCCGACCATTTAGAAGAAGCCGCAAAGCTAAACCCGCTAGCCAAAAGTGGCGACAAAATGGCGGCAGAGATGGTCAAGGTTGGCAAATGATTGGCAATCATTGGCAACCTATGTCATTGTTAAACAACGCAAGTTATTGTTTTTACGTTGGTATTCAACTTTCTCATAATCGCTTGGTCGCTGGTTCAAGCCCAGCAGGGGCCACCAAATTTAGTCATAAAATACATATATTTAAGCCGCTCATTGAAGCGGTTTTTTTGTATCTGAATTTCTGA